TTATTTAGGGAAATTAAACTTATTCATTTCGGAGGCTTTTAATTCATCTACGATTTTAACATAAGGTTTTAGAGCGGAAAAATCCTTGTGTCCTGTCCATTTAATAATCACCTCGGAAGGAATTCCCAAACGAAGCGCATTGATAACAAATGTTCTTCTTGCTGCGTGGGTTGATATAATCGCTTTTTTAGGGTAAAATTCCTCATACATTTGGTTTCCTATAAAATATTGCTCCTTTACCAGTGTATCCCAGTTCAAAATCTCCCCTATTTCTTTTAAATATAGATTAGTTTTAGTCATTGATATTACAGGAAGGGCCAAGCCATTATCAAAGGTTTTTTCTTTGTATTTATTTAAAATAGCCTTAGTGTAGTCGTTTAGGTCAATGATTAAAGGGTCGGTTGTCTTCTTCGTTACCACACGGATATAATCCTCTGTTATGTCTGCCTTTTTGAGTTTCTGAACATCAGAGAAGCGAAGAGAGGAAAAACAACAAAAGCAAAACACATCTCGGACTTGATTTAATCTATTGGTGCTGAATTTATAATTAAACAACTCCATTAGTTCTTCCCACTCCAAATAAACAAGTTCAGAGAGTTTGTCGGTAGTTCCTTTATATCTCTGTTCAAAATCTATATGCGCTTTCCCTTTATAAAGTCCCTTTTTCTCTGCCCAAGCCAAAATCCTTTGATAATCGTTGATTTCTCTGCGAATAGTAATGTTTCGGTGTGGTGCAAGTGTCTTTCCTGTTTTCGGATGCTTTGGGGCGGTAGAGAAGTATTTTATCAAGTCCCTTAAAGTCTTCTCTGTAATTTCGTTAAGTTCTAAATCCTTATTGTAACCTATAATATGGTTTTTGAGGCGAAGGTATTTTTGCGTGGTTTTAAACTCCCATTGTTTGGATACGGATTTCTCATCTATATATTGTTGAACAATATCAACAAAAAAAATAGATTCAGGCTTGTTTTCTTTTGGTTTTTCTGAAAACAATTCTTTAAATTCTACTGGTGTTGGATAGGTGTTTGTGGTAAATTCTAATTTTCTGAAAATACTTTCTATTCGTTGTTCCAGTTCGTTTATCTTCTTGTTTCGTGGGTCGTTTCTCTTGATAATTCGGATTCCATCCCATTCATCAGGTTTGCATTTAATCCCTGTATATAGCTCTACTCGCTGGGAATGGAAAGACACACGAAGACGCAGCGGTTGTTCCTCGTTCAAGTTTTGGTTTTTCAAGGAAAATTTTACAGAATATTTGAGCATAATGTTTGAAGTTTGAACTTAATCTTATCTTTCATATCTTTGTAAAAATTTGGTTATGAAAAAAACAACTATTTTAAAACTTGAAATCACTAACCTTCAGGAATATGAAGAACTTCTTGCGCAGGCAGAAAGTGTTTTCAAAAAGTTAGAAACATTTAAGCTGGAAGTAAAGCATCAAGCACCCTCTCCCTCAATGGAGAAGGAAGATAAGGCTCAGCCTCAAAAGAAATAGACTTGTCATCCATATCTATAATAACCATTATCTTATAGTCTTCCAATTCTTCTTTTAAGTGGGCTAATTTACCCTTGTATAAAACCCTATTCTCTTCTTTTAGTTTTTCATACGCCAAATCACGAATTCCAAAAGAGTCTTTTTCTTTACTACTCTTTACTACTACCTCTACCATTGTTTAATTTTTCTCTGTGAGTTATAAGTCCTTAAGCCGTTCCTTTTCATTTATTTTTTCTTTTTCTGCTTCTTCTTCATGTTTTTTCATCCACATTTCATCTATTTTTCTTTTGATACTCAAATCTATAATATCTATTACATTACTTGATTTTTCATCACAACGATTATTGTGGTAAATTGAAAATCGTTGTTCAGCACTTATTTTATCATCATTCCTATATATTGTAATATAGTCTTTTTCTAATAGTGTAACTCTTCCATATAAAGAGTTACATTCAACGCCTTTTTCTATATACTCATAATCAATTTTTCCATATTTGGAAAGAACAGCTTGCCCTAATGCCACGGGAGTTTCTCTTGTTCTTACCCTATAAAGCAGTCCATTAAAAAAATTAAGTTGAACTATTGGTATCATTATATCTGACACTTTGTAATTTCGTATAACAACTACCACATTTTCTTCAATTTTATCTCTTTCATACCAAGGGCTTTCAAACCTTGCAGGCTTCATAATTCTTGCATTCAAACATTTAACATCTATTCTACTTTGACAATCTACAATGTTTCCATATCCATTTTGTGAAAGAGAATCAATAACTGATATTTCTGTTTTACCTACTTTAAAAATTCCTATTCCTTCTATTTTTTGTGCTGTTGTTAGATATGATATACACACAAAAAAGAATATATATATTTTCTTCATGATTTAAATTTTATAAGTTAATTGCTTAATGTTTTTTTTTACATAAAATCTTTTGCTCTGTTCCAGCGCTTATTTCTTCCCTTTTGTCTTACTTCTACTACATTGTAAAGGTGTGCTACTTGATGAAGATTTAGCACGAAGTCTTCGTATTTAGGATTTAGAGAATGGCAAGTAATATCTCCTGTTTCTATATTGTGGGCTGTTATCTCTTTTAGCATTATTCCATTAGTAGAATGCACAATTACAAAGTCCCAATCTCTAAAATGTAGTTTAGAACTCCATAGGTGGCGCTGTATCTCTCGGCAGATTACTATATCGCCCTCCAAATAGTCAGGTTCCATGCTGTCTCCCTCTACCTCAAAGGCTAAATATTTACCCTTGTAGTTTTCATCTGCATCTATCATCACAAAAGGCAGTTCTTCTAAATACTCCTCATTATAGTAACCCTCACTCCAGCCTGCCTTTGCCTTGTTGCTTACCAGTCTTACTTTTATAGATGTAGAATATTCTTTTGGTTTTAGCTCGCCTTGTGGGATATTGTTTTGTTTTATAGAATTCTCCTTATCAACATAATTTTGTTTTATATAACTAATTATAGTTTTCAGTGTATTCTCTAATGGTCGTTTACTATCACCATTTATTATTTTCTGAACCCCAACTGCTGTAAGAGGTGTATGTTTTTCAATCTCATAAGCAGTTACATTGTATTTATTTATCAAATGCAATGCTTCTTGTAATAATTCTTCTCTGCTCATAGTTAAATTTTTGCTACTGATTATCAATAACTTACAAAAGTTATATAAAAATAGTTACACATTTATTTGTTTTGTTATATAACTTGTTATATATTTGCAATATCAAATTAACAGAACAAAATTAGAAATAAAAATGAAACCAACAAACAAAAAAAGAAAAAGAAAAAATAAAATTTCAGTTGGACAGAGACACAGAGATATTTTAATAGAAAGTTTTGACTGTTCTGTCCAATCAATAGAAAACGCGCTGAACTATGTAACAGACAGCGATTTAGCAAGAGAGATAAGAACAAAGGCCAAAGAACTTCTAAAAGAAGAAGTCAGAAAAGTAAAAATAATATTAGATGAATAGCCAAATTTTAGATAAACAAATTCTGATGATGACAGGGAGAGAGTTTTTAGAACTATTCGGAATCATTAAAGACAGCGCCCCTATCAGAGAAGATTACAGCAAAAAAGAACTTGTGTATGGTTTAGATGGCTTAGCGAAACTTCTGGATTGCGGAAAAACAAAAGCACAACAGGTAAAAAACTCTGGGATAATAGATGAAGCAATTATTCAGAATGGAAAAAAACTAATCATAGACAAAAACAAAGCATTAGAACTATTAAAAAAATAAAAAAGCCCCCAGCGGCAACTGAGAGCAATATTAACTTTAAAATCATTTTCAAAATGAAAACAACATTAAAAACAACGGCAAATTTACAAAAAATAGCAGAAAAAACAACAAGAGGTTGTGATTTATACAGAGTAGCTTGGGAAATGATAGAAATCCAAGGGTTTGAAAACTACGATAACAGCGAATTTGAGTGGTTTCAATTATTCTTCGATGGGTTGGGTAGACAATGGTGCGTGGAGGAGAAAGTAAGTAAGAACAAATGCGAGTGGGTTTTGACAAGAGATGGCGAAGAAATCTCTCCCCTTGGAAAACACTCAAAATTCATTGAAGACTTCATAGAAAGCAAAAGAGAAGAAGAATTAGAATACAGTTTTCATTAATAGATAGTTTGATTTTTCCACCGCCCACAACTTTTTTCATTGTAATACTCATTCATAAATTAACTCTATAGGGCGGTGGTTTTTAAAAAGACAATAAGATGAACGCAATACACAGACTACACAAATTAAGACTTTGGAAAAAATGGGTAATGAATAACAAAAAGTATGATTTAGCCTATTACCGAAACCTATGTGATAATAACACCTATGAAAACGAACTACAAAGAGCTGACCAAATTCTTGCGATTCTTAAATAAAATCTACAAAGAATACAAAGGCGAAGAATTTAAGCCAACAGCAGAAGAATTTAAAAAAGTAAAAGAACGATTCACAACAAGATAAAGAACAAGCGCTGTTTGGATTTAACACAAAATAAATGTTAGAAATCTGGTAACAGACAGCACAAGCCCTGTTGCAAGTAATCTACCAAGAAAACAAACAAATGCAGGGTAACACAGCCCAGTTGTCCGAAAACTGGAAAACACGAGCAACGCTGGGCTGTTTTTAAAAAAGTAAAACATAACCACCGCCAAGCCATACTAATAAAACTTTCTTGTCATTGCATATTAATTTTTTCGGCGGTGGTTTTTAACTAAAAAATAAACAAAATGGAAAATAAACAAAACATATTCAAAGCGATTTCAGAATTTCAGCAAGAAGTTCCTGTGATACACAAAGACACGCAAGGTTTCGGCTACACTTATGCTGACCTGCCGAAAATCTTTGAAGTGATAAACCCACTACTCAAAAAACATGGACTTGGATTCTCGCAACCATTAGAAGGCAAATCTATCAGAACAATAATCTTTCATATAGCATCAGGCGAAACGCTGGAAAGTGTGATAGATATTCCCCAAGAAGTGGATTTAAAAGGAATGAACGATTTCCAAGTGTTAGGTTCAGCAATCACTTATTTGAGAAGATACGCTATTTCATCAATTCTTGGGCTGGTGACCGACAAAGACACCGATGCGCACGGCGAACAAACAAAAGGCAACAAAGCGCCAGCAAAAACACAAAACACGCCTGAAAAATGGCTAAATGTAGGCTCAACAGAATGGGAAGGACTGGTGAATGCAGTTGAAAATGGTTCAATCTTAACATTGGCGCAAATCAGAAAGAAATACAAAGTATCCAAAGAGACAGAAAAAGAATTAGCAACACTAAACATAACATAATATGACACCTATATCAGTAATTGAGTTAATGCCTTCTACCAGCGACCAAGTGCAGAACTTCGCTGAACAGGTAAAAGACCAAATCCTAAATGGAGATTATGATTTTAGAAAGTTTCTATATCAGAAGAAACTCATTGAAAAAACATTTGAAACCATCAGTGAAGACAAGGAACTGAAAGCCTATTTTGAAAAAGAAATAGAAAAATACGGAGCGGAAGGAGTTGGTTTTAATGATTTAAGGTTTGAAATAGGCAGAAGAAAGACTTGGGATTATTCCAACACAGGAGATATGGAATTATTCCAAATGGAGAAAGAAAAAGAGGAATTAGACAAAAAGATAGAAGCAAGGCGAAGGTGGTTGCAGGGAATAAAACCAAAAATAGATAAAGAAACAGGTGAAATACTCCTCGCTCCTGCTTATTACAGGGAAAAAACCTTTATAAGGGCAAACAAGAGAAAACAATGAAAGAAGAATTAAGAGCAGAAGCACAGAAGATACAGGAATACCTTGAAATACACTGCTCGGATAACCCAGAGGAGATTGTAGATAGGATTAAGAATATATCAGTCTATATGGCAAGGAGTGGCGAAATGTTAGCCCAAGCCAAGAGACTCTACAATCAGAAGACCACATCAGCGATTGGCGAAACGATAGTAAACATAGCTAAACAGCAGTTCCTATCTGCCACAGCACAAAATGCACTGGTAAAGTCAATCGCAGATGAAGAGCAGTACTTGGTAGACTGGATAGAGAGGATTAACAAATCCTGCACTCATCAGATAGATGCACTGCGAAGTCTGTTGAGTTACGAGAAAGAGAATTTAAGATTAAATAAAATAGGATACTAACATGGAATTACAAGGAACGATCAGAAGAATTGGGAAAACAGAAACCTTTGCCGGTGGTTTTCAAAAAAGAGAATTGGTATTGCTTACGGATGAACAATATCCACAGCCTATCAGCATAGAGTTTCTGCAAGATAAAACAATGCTTTTAGACCAAGTAAAAGAAGGCGACAAGGCAAAGATAGGAATTAACATCAGAGGCAGAGAATGGACAAGCCCAGATGGACAAGTAAAGTATTTTAATTCTATTACAGGCTGGAGATTAGACAAGGCAAATCAAGACACTAAACCAGCACCAGCAGAAGACAAGAACGGATTTGAAAAAGAAGACTTACCATTTTAATTTGAAAATATGAAGATAGAATTTGAAGATTTAAAAAGCCTTGTTGTTGGCTGGGCTGAAAGAAAAGGTATACTGGAACACGGAACGCCAATGAAACAGCTTCTTAAAACGCTGGAAGAGATTACAGAACTCCACGCAGCGATAGAAGATGATGATATAGAAGAGGTAATAGATGCTATTGGTGATGTAGTGGTGACATTGGTAATCTATGCCAAAATGAAGAGCATCACACTTTTTCCTAACGGCAGTGAAGAGCTTTCAGATTCCAAAGGAACAGCACAAGACCCTTATTTCCTTTTGGATAACTGCAATAAACTTATGCAGTTGGAGAAGTTCACTAATGATTCAGTAGAGAAATACCACGCAGTTCAGATGATGTTGTTCCTGCTGAACCAAATCGCCAACAGATTTAACCTTAAAATTTGGGAATGTTTGCACTCGGCTTACAAGGTTATAAGCAAAAGAAAAGGGAAAATGATTGATGGGCAGTTTGTTAAAGACTAATGGAAGCAGGACAATACGCTACCCTAAACAAAGATGTAGGCTTTAAAAAGGTAGTTTACAGCAAGAAAGGAACGAAGGTAAAAATCATCAGCATAAGCGGAAATGCTGTGATTTACGAAACAGAAAACGGAAAACGCTTTCCGTGTAACATTAAAGATTTACTCTAAGTCCATGAATAACTGGTAAAGAGCAGGTAACTCTGTCTCCTTATAAATTAAAAGTAAAATTATAATGAACGATACAAAGAGGTCTTTTATTTTACACTTAGATACATTGGCTGTGTTAGATGAGCTGGATGATAAACAGGCGGGCAAACTCTTCAAAGCAATCAAGGCGTATCAATTGCGGGGGTCAGTATTGAACAACCAAGATGTTGATACAGGATTTGAGGGCTTAATGGAAGATTTTGTGACTCGTATAGCTTTTGCTCCATTCAAGGCTCAATTTGACAGAGATACAGAAGAGTATATAAGAGTAAAAGAAAGTAATCAAGAAAAAGGTCGGTTAGGAAATCTCAAACGATGGAACAAGGAATTATATGATAAAGTGCTGTCAGGGGAATTAACGCAGGAAGAAGCCGAAGAAATCGCAAGGGCGAAAAAATCATCGGGGGGCGATGAAAAAATCGGGAGAGCGAAAAAATCATCGCTTAATGGTAATGATAGTGATAATGATAAAGAAGAAAAAAAATATATAAAAAAAGAAAATCAAGATTTTTCTTCTCTGTGGCAGGAATGGGAAAATTACATGAAGGAGGTTCATAGTTTCAGACACAATGATTATTCACGGCAGAAATCACAAGAGAAACTCAAAGAACTTGGAAAAAATGATTTGGCAGCAATGCAAAAAATCGTGAATAATTCTATTGGGAACAACTACAAGGACTTTTACCACAAGGAAACCAAGCAGGAGGAGAAAAAAGAAATGGGGCGTGTAGCGAGAGATGGAACGAGGATAATGATGTTTTAAAACCGCAGGATTATGACAGAAATGATAATGTCGCTGGCGACAAATCACATCTACGAGATTGAAATCAACAAGAATGCAGAAAACTATTCGGTCTGTCCTGAATGCTCAAAAAACAGGCGAAAAAAGAACATCAAGTGTTTCTCCTACAATGCAGAAAAAGAAGTCGGCTACTGCAACCACTGCGAAGCGAGATTTGTAAAGCATGTTCCCTTTGAGAAGAAAATCTACACCAAGCCAGAGGTAAAGTGGGAAAACTACACCAAACTATCTGAAAAGCTGGTAAAGTGGTTTGAAAAGCGAGGAATATCGCAAAAAACACTGCTGCGAATGAAGATTGGCGAAAAGGAGGAATGGATGCCACAAATTGAGAAAAAAGCCAACTGCATCGTGTTTCCCTACTTCCGAAACGGCGAACTGGTCAATGTGAAGTATCGCGATGGGCAGAAGAATTTCAAACTGCATTCAGGAGCAGAGCTGATTTGGTTCAATTACGATGCGCTGAAAACCTTTAAGGAAATCATCATCGTAGAGGGCGAAATGGATGCACTTTCACTAATCCAAGCAGGATTTGAAAATGTTATCAGCGTGCCGAATGGAGCATCTACTGGGCGGATGGAATACTTTGACAACAGCCTTGAAGACCTCAACCAAGTGGAAACTTTCATTTTGGCAACCGACAACGATATGAAAGGTTTGGAACTAAAAAACGACCTTACGCGCAGACTTGGAATAGAAAAATGCAAAAGCGTATCATTTAAACAGTTTAAAGATGCAAATGAGTTGTTAGTCGCAGAGGGAGTAGAAAGTGTCCGTAAGGCTGTGGAAAGCGCCAAATTTTTGAAGTTAAGCAATGTGTATGCCGTGGAAGACTTCCAAGCTGATTTGGATACTTACTTTAAAAATGGACTGCCACAAGGTTTGAGAATAGGCGTAGAGGGACTTGATGAAATAATAAGGTGGCAGACAGGGAGGTTTGGCGTGGTGACTGGAACACCAGGGAGCGGAAAGTCTGAGTTTATGGATTTTATCTACTCAAAACTGAATGCGATGTATCATTGGGGAATTGGTTACTACACGCCTGAAAGTATGCCTTTGCCATCGCACTTTGCGAGAGTTTTCTCAAAGTTCATCGGCAAGGAATACAAAAAGGGAGTGATTTCCGAAACGGAAAAGGAAATTGGCGAAGAATACCTCAACAAAAATGTTTTTTGGGTAGCACCTCACGAGGATATGACCATAGATGACATATTAGCAAGGTTTGAATATTTAGCCAAAGCCAAAGGATGTAAGGCTTTCCTGATAGACCCTTTCAACAGGATAGAACAAGGAGCAAACCACAGCGATAACGAAAGGCTGTATATCAAAAAAGCGCTTGGGAAGATGATTGCTTTTACCAAGAAAACCGACAGCCTCTTGTTCTTGGTGGCGCACCCTACGAAACTGCCAAAGGGAAACGATGGAAAGTTCAAGATGCCGACACCTTACGATATATCAGGTTCTGCCGACTTTTGGAATATGCCTGACTATTGTATGTCAATCCGAAGAAATCAGGATGATGACGGCAAATTTCTCTCGCACGGAACAGTGCTGGTCAGCAAGACCAAGATAAACAAAACGCTGGGAGATACAGGGCAATGGGATTTTTGGTATAACATCAATAACGGCAGGTATCTCACAGATTTTAACGATGGCGCAGAGAGAATTTGGGACAATTCCAACTGGATAACCAAAGAAGAACCCAAAGAATATACGATGCCAAAAATGGAAGCCACACCATCCATTTTTGAACAAGAAGACGATGATGATTTTCCATTCTAAACAACAAAAATTATGACACTGGAAGAATTTAAAAAAGACCCAATGAAAGTAATTGAAAGGGTCGCTAAAAGCAAAGATATAAATGCCCTTATAAAAGTCTATGAGGAGCAGAGAAAAGAGCAAAGAAAAAGATATAAAAAAACAAGAGTAGCAAAAGGGATATGGATTTAGCAGAAAAAGAAATACCTGATGGATACATCACAAGTACTTTCCTATTCGATGAGTTTAACAAGCAGTTGAGTTTCCGAAAAAGCGAAGAAGCCGTAAGGGATTACAAAGAAATCAAGGAAAGCAGGAGGATTGGAAGACACGCTGTTCAAGAATGGGATAAAAACCTATTCGATGAGCTGGTAGACAAGCACATCACAATAAGGGCAGCCAAGAAGAAAGGATACAAACAGCGAGAGATTCCACAAGGCTATATCATCGCCACCCAGTTGTTTGATAAGTTTTCCAAGATTTTAAAGCCATCAAAAGGCAAAATGGCTTTAGCGGATTATCAGGCGGTAAAGACACCTCAAAAATACGGAAGACACCAAATTCAAGAATGGAATGAGAAGCTATTCCAAGAATTGATTGAAAAATATGAGCCTAAAAAGAAAGAAGTTGTCAAGAAAACCAAAAAGCCTATAATCCACGCTGGATTAAACGAAAAAGAAATCCTTGAAAAAGCCAAAGAATTAAACCGAAAGGTAAAGTTTGTCCCAATGGGATATTCGCCCTCTTGGGAGCGAGAAAAGGAAGTAATCAAAGCCAAAAAGGAGCAGATAGACAAGTCAGCATACAAGCCAAAAGATTGCAGCATACACACGCCAAAAGGAGGTAAAATCCATGTTCCAGAGGGTTACCTCAAAGTAAAGGATTTAAGAGAGAAATTCTTGGAGAGAATAGGCTCTTATGTCATAAGGCTGGATATGGAATACCGAAACCGAGTGAATGAGCTTATCTTGGGTTCTGTAAAGGCTTACGAATGGAACGAGGATGTTTTCAAGGAAGTAACAAGCAATTATAAAAAAAGAAAGAAATACAAGAAATGATAGATAAGTTTTATAAAGATTTGCTAAACGAAATCTTAACAAAGGGTTTTGAATACGATGACCCAAATAGAAAAGGTACAAAAAGAAAACAGATACCAACCGCGGATTTCTTCTTGTTTGCAAAAGATAATCCTGTAATATCTTTAAGGAAAGTTTATTTCAAAGGTGCTGTTGCAGAACTGTTATTGTTCTTGAAAGGTTCAACAGACATTAGGGATTATTGGAAAGCAAAAGTGAACTTTTGGGATTCAGATTTCTGTAATTACCAAAACATATCCAGCGAGTATCTTCAGTTATTGAAAAACAATCCTGAGATTGAAGATGATAAAAGATTTTCACTTGGAAAGATTTACGGACACCAATACGCTCGACAATACGAAGTCTTTGATAACTTTAAGGAAAACCCTTACAGAACGGATTTAATCATTGATAGTTGGCAGTTAGACAGCCTTGACGATATGAGTTTAAGACCTTGTCATTTCCTCTATCAGTTAATTAAAGAAGACGACGGTTTTATGCTTAAATGGTCACAGCGTTCGGTGGACACCTTACTCGGCTTACCAATGAACATCGTGTTTTATTTCTTAATGGGTAAAATCCTTGAGATTTGGTCAGGACATAAGTTTACAGCCCTTGAAGGAGATTTAAGAAATGTGCATCTCTATGATAACCAATATGAATTAGCAGAGGAGGTTAGGAATGTTACAGCTGTAGATAGAGTTCATGAAATACAGATTGACTCGTCAAGTTGGGAATTAGATAAACCGTTTGAAGAGTTTATTAAATCTGTGAAATATGAAGATTTTAAATTAGTGAATTACCATCCTGTTTTAAACAAAACAGTAGAAATGTTAGCATATAAAAAATGATAGTAATAGTTTTAATCCTAATCTTATCAATCGCCATTGTGATTATAGCGTGGCATCTTGATGTTAAGATGCTGGGAGGTCAGATAGAAGAATTAACCGAAAAATTAGAGCAATATGAAAATAGTAAAACTAATAGCGCTGGTGCTGTTCCTATGCAACTGCAAAGCGAAAGACCCTTACAGACAGTTCAAGAAAGAGCTGAAAACAAAGCAAGAACATAACATATTAAACCATAAAAGAATAGCAAATGAACATAGCAGGAATGCATCTTACCGATTTTCATAAGAAAAAACTAATTAAAGATGCCAAATACGAGCAAAAACAACGGCAAAAAGCGATAGAAAGCCTCTCAATAGAGGAACACAAGATAGTAAGGTCTATTGTAGCACAATTCTACTGCACTACTGCCCTGCAATTAGAGTTAATCGATGAGCTTAATGAAGTGGCAAAAATAGGGATGAAATACCCATTTATTCAGGACTTTATGCGAGGAATGGAGATGCTCAACACAGACCTTTATAAAATCGCTGTAAAAAGCGAAAAGGATGACCTCAATAGACAAGATTTAGAGAAGATGATGAGTAGCATTATCGGAAAGATGCCCACTCTGAACCTGAAACAATTAGAATTATTAGAGGAGTTCATTAACAATTTGAAACACAAGAAGTAAAAAACAATGGATAGAATAAAATTATTTACAACAGGATTCACCCAAGTGTTCTTGGTTGTGCTGAACACTTATTTCATCACGAGAGAATTCCTGTTTGGAATCCTTGCATGCGGCTTTCTTATCAGTTTTGTGTGGTCGCACAATGTTAAGAAAGTAGCTTTTGGGAGTGAGTGGGACAGAATAGTTTATGCTCTTGGAGCTATGACAGGAAGCGTTGCAGCTTTCTACTTTGGAAAATGGATTTATTAAATAACTTTTAAAACAAACGAAATGGAAACAAAAAAAATGAAAAATATACAACTTTATAATGCCGATAACTTGGAGGTAATGGCAACCCTCCCCGATGAGAGTATTGATGTAATTTGCATCGACCCACCTTATCTTTACCTCAAAAAACAAAAGCTGGAACGCCCTTTTGATGAACAAAAGTTTTTTGCCGAATGTAAACGATTACTTACTAAGAAAGGCTTTATTGTGATGTTTGGGCGTGGTACTTCATTTTACCGTTGGAATACCATATTAGACGGCTTAGGCTTTGTTTTTAAAGAGGAAGTTATTTGGAATAAAAGTTATGTTTCAAGTCCGTTAATGCCTATGTCTCGCATACACGAAACTATATCTATCCTTACAAAAAAAGAGGGTGGTATCAATAAGGTAAAAGTACCTTATTTAGAAATGAAAAGACACGATATAGATAGTATTGTAACCGATATAAAAAGACTCAAAACAACTTTTAAGAACACAAAATCTTTTAATGCTGTATTGGAATTTTTGGAAAATAACAAAGTTCCTACAGACACTCCCATTAGAACTGATAGATGTAATTGTGAGACGATTACTAAACATAATGTGGTTGTAACACAAAAAACACAAACAGGAGACCGTTGTGTGAATGTGATGCAATCTATTCAATATGGATTAAATGAAAAAAGTATCATCAGAAACTATGAAGATAAAACTTTTGAAAGGAAACATAAGACAACTGCTGATAAAACAAAAGAACTTGATAGATGTACTGCTGTTGTTCAAGCTATGGAATACGGTCTCAACGAAAAAACAATCATCAAGCAACCGCGTGACCACTACAACACCATTCACCCGACACAGAAGCCTGTGCGGCTTTTGGAACGCCTTTTAGCTCTGGTTATCCCAAAAGACAAACCCCGCAATGAGGTAGTAGTAGCCGACTTCTTTGCTGGCTCTATGAGTTGTATGGAAGCCGTGCACAATATGGGAATGAAAGGCATTGCAACCGAGATAGACCAAGAATATTTTCAAGCAGGCAAAAAACGAATAGAGAGCTTACAACCCAAACTAATAGAATAATGGCACGAAGTATAGAACAATTTAAAATTTTAAAAAAATGGAAAATAAAGAATTAAAAATACAAGTACCTGAAGGTTACGAAATTGACAGAGAAAATTCAACTTTTGAGAAAATAGTTTTTAAGAAGGTTGAAAACGAACTACCTAAAAATTGGTGTGACTTAAAATTTATAAAAGGATTCTTTGTAAATGGTGAAAGTGAGATTAAAGAAATTAATGAGACACGTGATAAAATACTTGCTATAGAAGGTAATAGAAATGTTTTCCCCAATAGAGAAGAAGCGGAAGCATGTTTAGCACTTGCTCAACTTTGTCAGTTAAGAGACAGATACAATGATGGATGGAAGCCTAATTGGAAAGATGGTACTAATAAATATAGTATTTATTTTACTCGTGATGAAATTGACGGAGTTTGTGAATATTGTTCACATAGAGTTTTAGCTTTTAAAACATTAGAACTTAGAGATAAATTTGTAGAAAACTTCGAAGATTTAATTAAAACAGCAAAACCTTTATTGTAATAGGAAATTGAAATAAACACCCTTTGAAATTTGATTTTGGGAATCCTTAAATCGCGCGACAAAACCAAAAATCAAAGTTAAAAACAAAGGAAAGTGGCAGAATATAATTTAAAAAACATAAAGCAGGATTTCAAAGACAAAGGTATTTTCTACACACAGCCTGAATTAGCCTTGTTTATGAAAAACTTGATAGATATAGAGATTAGGGATGTGTATGACCCTACCTGTGGCGCAGGAAACCTCCTTGCGGTCTTTGATGATGACATACCAAAATACGGACAAGAACTAAACGACCACCAGCTGGAATATGCGCAAAACAACCTGAAAAACTTTACAGGATATTGTGGGGACACCCTTAAAGACCCTGCATTTATGGACAAAAGATTTTCCTGCATTATGGGAAATCCTCCGTTTTCAATCAAGTGGGAGCCACCAGCAACAGGTTTGTTCATAGATGAAAGGTTTAGAGATGTTCCTGCCCTACCACCCAAGAGCAAAGCAGACTACGCCTTTCTGCTTCATATCATCCACCTCTTGGCAGATGATGGCATTGCAGTGGTCTTGAATTTCCCTGGAATCGCCTATCGTGGAAATGCAGAGGGAAAAATTAGAAGATATATCATAGAGCAGAACTGGATTGAGAAAGTTATCCATATCGGTGGAGGCACTTTCGTGGATACTAATATCGCTACTATCTGTCTTGTCTTGAAGAAAAACAAAACCACTACGGATATAGAGTTTATCGATGATGAGAAGAAGATAAGCCGAGTGGTAAGCCTTGAAGAAGTGGAGAACAACGAGTTTTCGCTGTCTGTCAGCACTTATGTACAGGAGGAAACAGAGAAAATAGAAGTAGATGAAGACAAGATGAACGAAGAGAGCAGGATGTCTTCTTTGAGGGCAATTAGGAACAGTATAAGGTTTCAAAGAGATATAAGCGTTTTCACCGGATACCCTTTTGAGCGTTTTTTAAACCAAGTAGAGGATGTAATTAAAGAATTTAAATAAGTAAAGATATGGGAGTATATTGGGACAGCAGCAGCAAAGGACAAGATAAGAATTTGAGAAGAACAAGATATCATAGTTGTTGGAGGGCACAAAAGACAATAAACGGGGTGCTATACAGGAAGAGATTTAAAAATTTAATGGATGCAAAAATGTGGCTTGAATTATTAACAAAAGAAATAAGCAAGGAAGAGTCTAATTTATAAATCATTGAAAATCAATGGTAAAATACAAATAAGCAAGTTTTAACCTTTATTAAGCAAGAATAAATTGATATGAAAAAACAAACATTTGAAAAAGGAGATAGAGTTTTTCACTATCTCAAAGGCTGGGGGGAGATAGTCCACACATACAGCGATAATTGGGAAGAAGTAGATGACAATTACACTGTCTGCGTTTTAAAATTTGATTCCAACGAAAAACTTCAACTCTTTACAAAGTATTTAGCGACAAAAACACTTTCTTTCACAGAATACACACTTCAAGGTTTCAGCCAAGAAAAGCCTGTGAACTATGAAGAGTATGTAGGAAAGTGGGGTCAGTTTTGGGATAGTGACAAAGATATACTCCTAATAGGTAAGTTATTGGCTTATGATAACACTGAAAACGAAGGCTACCCGTTTGAAAACGAGTTTGGCTATTACGCAAACTTTGAACCACTAACAGAGGAACAAATAAAAGCGTTAGGGCTATGCGATTAAGAGACAAATTAGACAACATCCTAAAAGAATACATCAGACTATTTGAGGAAAAACACAAGGTGTTTTTTGAGTTTGCCGTAGGAGATGATTTAATGGGGCTTTTATGCTTTGGGGAGTATTTATTTGCTGTAGGAGATATAATCTATGATATAGACAATGATTTACCCAAAAACCTCATCTTCCAGTGGCAGGATGATAGTTTTGATAGCCTTAAAAACCCTCAACACGCAAAAATAAACCTCCAATCCTACGCAAGAGGATTAAGATTTGAACATTTAAATAAGTAAATTATGAACGATTCAGCATTTGAAGAAAAAGTAAATCACCCAAGCCATTACAACACTGGGAGGATTGAAGTAATAGACTTTATTGAAGACCAAAATTTGAACTTTAATTTGGGCAATGCCGTGAAATACATCAGCCGAGCAGGAAAGAAAGACCCAGCAAAGTTTAGGGAAGACTTGGAAAAGGCTATATGGTATCTTAACCGAGAATTAAAGAAATCTAAATAGAAAAAACAGCGAGGATATTGTGATTTCTCGCTGTCTTTTTTGTTATTTCTGATATGGAAAAACTACTCTAAAAGTTTATTTTGCATCTATAAATGTTTTATCATTTAGTTTTTTAATTGACCTCAAATAATCTTTATCTAAAATTTTTCTTTGCTCCCTTGCGGTTTCAGATAATATTTTGAGTCTGTCTTTTTTGCTCATATTATTTTTTAGAAGGATGGCATTTAAATTTTCTATATTACTTAAAATTATCAACTCGTTAATGCTTGCTATATCCCTTATGTTTTCTCCTTGTAATACCCTTTGAGGGTTGTTTTCTCTCCATTGTTTAGCAGTAATTCCAAATAAAGCTAAATTAAGCAAGTCCGCTTCATCAGCATATAGCAATCCCTCCTTTATTTGAGAATATTTAGGAATAACATAGTTTTTTACGGCTTCTGTGTGTATTTCATAGTTGCTTTTTGATAAAATCCTCTTAACATTCCATTCTAAATTATATTGATTGCTTTCTGTTTCTTTTAAGCGTTGATACTCTTTTATAATATAGAGTTTGAATGCTGGACTAATCCACATCCCAAACTCAAAAGCAATATCCTTGTGTGCATAAGTTCCTCCATACCGCCCAGCAGTAGATTTTATACCAATAGCATTTGTTTTCTCTATTAACTCTTTGGCGCTTATTTTATAACTATTTAATCCTGCTTGACTTTTAATTGTGGCGAATTCGCCATAATTAAAATTTGGATTGTTCATCTCTTCCCAAATCCCAATAAATTCAAGAGTATTTCTGTTTCTAAGCCAATCAGAAATAAAAAAATCTCCATCTTTGGCTTTCAGCATATCCGTTAAAGAGATATAATCACTATCATTGATTGTTTTCACACTTATTTCTACTCCTTGTACAATTATTTTTTTATTCTGTTTTCCCATAGTTATTTTTTTTCATTTTTATTTCTGCGATTTTCATAATTTATTTTTTTCTGATTCCTAACCATTCGCCTGTTATTCTTTTGTATCAGTTGTTTTGTTTTCTTTTTTTACTAATTTATTGTATTTTTCATCTATTAACCTCTCTACCATGTTTGTAATGCTTCTTCCTTCTTTTTCTGCTATTTTTTTTAATTTAGTTTTTGTTTCTTCTGAAAATCTAAAACTTAAAGGTGATTGTTTCAT